TTTCGCTGAAAGGAAATAACAGATGACGCTCACCTACCTCAGCGAAGCTCTGCGCATCGATGGCGTTACCAGCATCGATGTTTCGGACATCGAGCCTGACGAGGAGAGCGGAGGCCAAGCGCGCCGCATCGAGTTCTACACCGACGATCTCAGCGTGCTGAACCGGCGGCCGGTGCTGACGGTCATCGTCTTTGCCGGCGAAGAGGAGCCACTCAAGATTCACACGCCCACGCTCTCGTTCTGAAGGAGAACGCCATGGCCACCACGACCTACATCTACTCGGTCCCGCGCCAAGCCGGACCGCCTCCGATCACGATCCTCGGCTACTTCTCCGGCACTCCTGTCCCAGCGATGCCGGTGTGCCGGGTACCGACGCCGGTTCTGCGCGCTGTGTCGGCACGCTGCTGCGTGACCTCGCCGTTCCTGCCGATGGGGCGCTGGTACGTCTCGCCGCCGTCCCGCTACGTGTTCCCGCCGGTTCTCGTCTACCGCAGGTAAAACGTCGTCTTCGGGCATCCAGGGCCGCCCGGCTTCCATCCGCACATCACTGAAGAGAAAACAGGAGTAGCCCCATGGCGCGCCCGACGTTCGGTTTAGAGTTTTTCCGCGTTAACGACCAGCCGCAACCCGTAATTGGTGCCAACCTTGACGTGATCGGCATTGTCGGACCTTGCGACACGGCGGACGAGCAGTTCTTCCCGTTGAATCAGCCCGTCCTGATCTACAGCAACGACACCGCGTCTCTCGCCAAGCTGGGCGATGGGTCCGGCTATTTCGACGGCTACATCGCCGACGCGATCAACGGCATCAACGCTCAGCTTGCCGACTTTCAAGTGGCGGCGCAGGTCATCATCGTGCGGACGCCGTACGGCACGCACGCGGACGCCAACATCAAGCTCCAGCAAACGATCGCGAACATCATGGGCCAGTCCGTGATGGGCAACGGCATCTGGGCTCTGCTCAAGGCTCCCGCGACGCTGTACTGCACGCCTCGCATCATTCTGACTCCCGGCTATACCGGCCAGATGGCCAACTCGCTGGAGACGCTGCGCACGACGACTCCTGGCAAAGGGTACATTCCGTTTGCCGAATACACGGTCACGTTCTCGCAGGGCGTGGGTGAGACCAATGGCGCGCAGATGGTGCTTCCCTCCGCGCACGCGGTGGCGAACCAGTACGGCGAAATCCACGACCTCGAGATGTTCATCGATGAGTTCGGCGCGTGGATGACGGTGGCACCGAACGCGGTTCTGCCAGCTGCTGACGGCGATCCGATTACAGCGGAGCGCGCCAGCGGCTCGATCATGTTCCAGCGCGAGCCCGGCATCGGCAGCACGATCACGCTCAATGGCACGATTGTAACATTCGTGAGCGGCACGCCGACCGGCAATCAAGTCCAGCTCGGCGGTGACCTGATGACGACGCTCGACCGGCTGCTGACGTTCCTCAACGGCTCAGCCGACACAGAGATCAACGACAATACGTACGAGTTGACCGCCGGCACGCTCCTGATCATTCAAAAGGCGACCGGTGAGGCTGGCAACGCTTACACGATCCACACGACGGTCACCGGGGCCTCAATCTCGGGCTCGCACCTGACCGGCGGCCAGGACGCGCAAGCGCCTCAGGACGCAGTGCTGGTGGCTACAATCGGGCTCGGTGCCAACCCGATCTGCTCGATGCTTCCGGGCGTGCTCGACGGCTTGATCGGTCACGCCATCGTGGAGAGCGCCGGCACCGGCCAGATCGCGGACCAGAACTGGCGGACGACGCTCAACCATCCACGGCTGATCGGCGTGTCGGGCGGGGTCAAGATCATGGACCCGCTGTCCGGCAACATCGTCGTGCGACCGCTGGCTCCGCGCGTGGCGGGGCTGATGGTGGCGGTGGACTTCTCGACGGGCTACCCGTTCCACAGTGCGGCAAACCGGCCGATCCAGGGCATCGTGGGGCCGGCGCGCACCATTCCGTTCTCACTGACGGATGGCGCCACCGAAGGTCAGCAGTTGCTCGCCTCCAACCTCGGCGTGGTGGCGCGCGGACTTGTCGGGGTGGAGAGTGCGATCAGCTCGGGCGGATTTGTCTTCATCGGCACGGACAACCTCGGGGACGACGAGCTCTGGCGCATGTACAACGTTTACCGGGGTCGCGATTACATCCACCTCTCGCTGATGCCTGCGCTGCGGACCTACCTCGGTCGGCAGAACATCACGCGCCAGACCATCAAAAACATCCTCGCCACGATCAACAACTTCCTCGGTTCGCTGGTCGCGCAGGAGCAAATCCTCGGCAAGCAAGTCACGTTCAAGGGCAAGCTCAACTCCGCAGAGGAGATCAGGCTCGGCCACTTGACCGTTGGGTTCGCTTGCGAAGAGGCGCCGGTGCTCAAGCGCATCACCACGATGAGCGCCCGCTACAAGCCAGCCATCGACCAGATGGTGCAGAGCCTCGAGCAGGAGCTGAATCTCGGCGTCGCTGCGTAGCGCGACCATCGAGGACGGGAGGAGGAGCCAATGCCGAATCCCGTCCTCGTCATGGACTACGCGAACCTGTTCTGCGGCTCCGCGCCGGAGAACGACAAGGCCAGCAACCATCTCACGCTGATGTCGGTCGAGCTTCCGACCATCGATGTCCAGTACGTCGATCATCGACCGGGCGGTTCACCTGTGGCGATCGAGGTCGACGTGATCATGGCGCGCTTCGAGATCAGGTTCGAGCTGATCGGGATGACGCGTCAGGTTATGGAGCTCGTCGGCAAGTACGTCGTCGGGGCCAACGACTTCTTTTTTTACGGCAACTGCCGCGACTACCTGACGGGGCTGACGATCCAAGCTGAGGCGATTGTACGCGGGCAACTCGGGCGGGTAGAGCCAGGAGCGTTCCGGCGCGGCAACGTGTTCAGCACGAAGTACCAAATCCGCGGTCTTACCCGGTACACGTTCAACCTCGCCAACCGACCGGTCTACGACTGGGATTTCTTCACCACGACTTGGTCGGTCGGCGGCATCAACCAGAACGGCGCGTCCACCGCACCGCTCGGCGTCGAACTAGACACCGCAAACAACACATAGGAGAGCACCGCCATGCCGAATCCCGTCCTGGTAATGGATTACGCGAACATGTTCTGCGGCTCGGGCCCTGCAGACGATCAAGCAAGCAACCATCTGACCTTGACCGAGGTGAAGCTGCCCTCGTTTGAGATGCAGTACACGGACCATCGCGCGGGCGGCGCACCGATCTACATCGAGGTCGGCACCGGCATGGCACGATTGGAAACGACGTTCGTCCTCATCGGCATTACTCGGCAAGTGATGCAGCTCGTGGATTCGTGGGTGCCGGAGCAGAGGAATTTTTACGTCTACGGCAACGTGCGCGATCAGCACACGGGGCAAGCGATCCAAGCCGCTGCGGCGTTCACCGGCCAGCTCGGGCGGAGCGACATCCAGAATTTCCGCAAGGGCGATGTGATGCACATCAACTATTCGATCCGCCAGATCATCCACTACGAGTTCGGTCTCGCGGGCGGGCTCGTTTATTACTGGGATTATTTCAATAACACCCGGTTCCAGGGCGGGCAGGACATGAACGCGGAGATCAACGAGAACCTCCACGTCAACAGTCCAGCACCCGAGTTCATGCTCAACAACTTCTCCATCCCGTTGGGTGGCGGAGCGTAACGCATGACGCTCGACATCCTGCGCAAGACCGGCGGCTGGTGCGTGGAGCTTAACCAGCCGCTCAAGCTCGGCCCAAATAAAGAGATCACGGCGATCGAGATCAGACCTACGACGGCCGATCAGATGATCCGTTGGGGCCAGCAAAGGATTCCGTCCACGTTGGCGCTGCTGTCAGAGTTGTGCGACGTGCCGGAGAAGGTATTGCGCCAGCTTCCCAGCGCTGACTTCGACCGGGTGATGATGGCGCTGATCAACATCATGCCGGGGGTGATGAAGGCCGACTTCGAGCAAGGCACGCGTCCGTTGGCAACGCCGGAGGAGGACTTACCTCAGCAGGAGGCGCACGTGCCGGCACCCGATCAGATCGATCCGCGGTTCCCGGCTGCGGACGGTCCGGTGGTGCGGATGCCGCCCGGTCCGATCCTTCAGCCTCCAAACAAGACGGCTGATGACGAGGCCGCTCAGATGAACGTGCGGCCGCCGATGGCGGCGCGGCCGGTGCACTGACATGGGCGAGAACGACGTAGACGTAAATCTACGCTTTACCGCCAGCGACGAAACTGGACGCGTCACGGATGACATGATCCGGCGCGCCCAGCAGGGCTCGCGCGCGCTGGAGGCTGCTTACGGGACACAGCTTCGTGCCATCGAGGCTATGGCCAAGCGTGCCGGCGTTTCGATCGATGAGATGTCTCAGCGGGTCGCGCAGACGGCCCAGCGCGGGGCGCAAGGCTTCAATACTTACGTCACGTCGGTCAACCGGGCTGTGCAGTCGACGCAGCAGTTCGGCACCACGTCCGCGACCGTGATGATGCAGTTCGGCCAGGGTCAGGCACATGCCTTCGCTATGGCCGGACGTGCCGCACAGCAGTACGGCACGCAAGTCCAGCAGGTGATGCAGCAGTCGAGTAGCGCGCTGCTCAACTACGCCAAGAGCTTCATTTCCGTCTACGCCGCAATCGACACCGCGAAGCGCGGGCTCACCGAGTTCGCGAACGTGTCGTTTGGAATGACGAGGATCGCACAGGAGACCGGAGCAACCCGCAAGGAGATCGAAGGCCTCGGCAAGCAATTCCACGCCTTGTCTGCGATCACCGGCGAGAGCGTCCAAGACATTTCGAAGTCGTTCCAGGACTTCCGCGCGGCGACCGGAATGGCGCTCGGTCCTGCGGGAGACATGTTCAACCGAGTGGCGCTGGCGGCACACGCGTCAGGCGTCGCGATGAATGACATGTCCAGCGCCGCCGTCGCCGCGATCCAGAGCCTCAAGGTCCCGATGGACGAGGTGAGCGGCGTGCTCGACACGTGGGTCAAGACGATCCCGTCGAGCATGATGGGCGCGTGGGCCGAGCTGGTTCCTCGCATCGGCGCAACGTTGCGACAACTAAACGTCAACGGCACAGCGACCGCGACCTCGCTCAGCGCAGCCTACGTTAACCTTGCCCAGAAGCTCGGCTCGAAAGACGCTGCCAATTCGCTGCAAGCGATCTTTGGCGACATGTCGAACATCAACACGATGCTCGGCAAGTTGATGCTCCCGACGATGGAAGGCTTGCGCAACAACAGCGACGCGGCCGCGCTGAGTGTCCAGAACCTGTTCGGCAAGCTCAAAGACATGGGCCTGTACGACGACAAGATGTCGTTGGCCCAGAAGTCCGTGCTGATGGATCGTCTCGGCGTCGACCAGACCAAGCTCGATGCGATCAAAGAGCTAAGCGACAACTTCACGAAGGTGCAAGAGACGGCGGCGAAGCTCGGCATCTCGGTCGGCGAGGTCAACAAGCGCATCGCGGAACTCAACGGCACGCCGCAGGAGGCGATGAACCGGCTCAACGCCGCTTGGAATCTGATGTACGAAAACATCGGCAAGGTGCTTGGCGGCTCGATCCCCGACCAGCTCGCGAAGGCGCTCAACGGTGTCGCCGACACGCTCGACCGGATCGTCAACGGGTTCAAGTGGATCAGGGAGAACGTTACCAAGACGGAGACGCCTGAAGGCCAGGAAGCGACGACAACGTCGCAAGACGCGCTTAAGCGCATGCAGGAGCAACAGGCGGCCGGGAAGACTGGCGGCGGAGCGCTCGGCGACTGGTGGAACAAGAAAGAAACGCCGATCACAGACTTCCTGATCGGAGGAAAGGGTCAGAGCTGGTACCGCCCAGCAGACCCAAAATCTCCCGAACAGTCGGCGCAGGACAAGGCCAATCAGGCCAAGCAGGACGCGCTCGACAAGGAGCTGAGGGACAAGGGCCTCTCTAAGAGGAAACCCGGTTTCGCAACCGGCGGCAGCTTCGAAGTTCCCGGCTCCGGCGGCACCGACACCACGCCGGTCGAGTTCATGGCGACCAAGGGCGAGCGCGTCGACATCACGCCGCAGGCCGAGGTCGATCGCTACGAAGGACTCCAGCAGGCGCAGGACAAGGCCGACCAGACCCAGCGCGAGTATTTCGCGCGCTTCCGTGACAAAGGCCGGCAGATGCAGCGGCTGGCCATGTTGGACCAGCGCATCGGTGCCGATGGCGGTGGCCTCGGAGGCGGCGCGGGCGGGCGAGGCGGTGGCGGCGGCGGTGGCGATCCTGCGAGCGGCACGAGGACGGGAACGGGCGCGCGCGGCGGCGACGGGAGCGGCACTGGCGACGGCAAGACTGGAACACCGGGCGTCGGCGACACGCCGCTCAACACGCCAGTCGGGTTGGACCCGGCGAGCGCGACCGGTCCGGCGGAATCGTTGGAGGAAGCCTACAAGCGCGGCTACCTAGTGCCGCCGGGTGGTGATGGTGCGACTTACGGCCTGGGGGACCGCAGCAACAAGAGCATCCCCGCATCTATTCGGTACAACAATCCTGGCGCGCAGTGGCCAAGCGCTGAGAGCAAGCGCTTCGGCATGACCGACCAGGGCGTGATCGGCGGCGGGAACAAGATCGCCGGATTCCCGACGCCAGTGCACGGGCTCGCATCCAACATAGGCCTCCTGAGCCGCAACTATGTCGGCATGACCGTCGGCGCGGCTATTCATAAGTGGAGCGGTGGCGGACGAAGATCAGTGCCTGGCTTCGACTCTAACGCCATCCTTACCAAGGAGATGGCGCAAGACCCGAAGTTCTGGATGGCAATGCACGGTGCGGAGAGTGGCCAAAGAGGTGGCCTCTCGATGAAGCAGATCGGCCAAGCGCTGGACATGTATAAATCCGGAAGCGCTGCTGCCTACGAGCGCGCCAATCCAGACTTCGTGGCAGCGAACAAGGGCACCGCCGCTGCGGGCGGTCCGGGCGCTCCCGGCACTACGACCGTGGCCGGTCTCAAGACCGCGCTAGAAGGCGCTCCGGCGGTCTCTGCCGACGGTGGCAGCATCATCACGAGTGGCAGCGGCGCACGCCATGCCGGTCTAGACGAGAAGCTAATGTACGCCGCCCTAAAAAGCGGTCTTCAAGTGCAGGTCGCGCATGGATTGGAAAAAGGTCACGCTCGCCACACCACGAACGCACCAGCTTATGATCTCGACCTTTATGATCCAGCGCTCAAGCGCAAACTAAACTCGAAGAACCCCGAAGATCAAAAACGGATCGCGGGGTTCATCGAAGACTCGGTGGCTGCGGGGGCTGGCGGTGTCGGCGCCGGGAAAGGTGATTCATACATGGGAGCGGAACGCTTCCATGTCGGTGGCGGCACGGACGTAGCCTGGGGCGCTGGCGGAGCGGGGGCCAACGCGCCGCCGTGGTTGCAACAAGCCTGGGCTCGCGGCATGGCCCGCCGCATGAAGCCGGAACAGCTGGCCGTTGAGCTTAAAAAGCTACGCGAGCAGCAAGCGCAAGCGGTAGCGGAAAAAACCAAAGTAGCCGGACCGGCGGGCGTTGCGTCCGATGTCGAGACACGTGCCGCAGCTCGGTACAAGGCCGCAGTAGAAGGGCAGGCCGCCCCAGCGACTCCGGCCGCACCGGACGACACGCCACTCATTGGCGGCAGGGCTGCTGGCAAGGGCGCGCGCGGGCGCACGTTCTCGCAGGAAGCTCGCCACATCCGCCGGCTGCCGTACGTAGCACCGGCAGGTGAAGGCAGAGCTGCTGGCAAGGGCATCGCGGCCAAGCCGATCACAGTGCGACCAGTGTCTGCGCCGGGCCACGAGGACAAGGCTGCGGGCAAGGGCGTAGCTCCGGCACCAGCCCCCGCCGCAGCAGAAGAGCCGGAGGGCAAGGCGGCCGGCGGTTCGATCGACGCTGGCACACCGTACATGGTTGGCGAGCAAGGCCCGGAGATGATCACGCCGTCATCTTCCGGCAGCGTGACCTCGGCCGGCAACACGCAGGCCATGATCGAGGCCATGCGTTCGCAGCTTGAGCGTCCGATCGAACCGGTGATCAAGCCGAAGGTCCAGCAGATGGGCCCGGCACGCCATCGTTGGACCCGCCACGCCTCGCAACAATACCAGCGGCAAGCAACGCGCGACGAGGCGCGCACGTCTCACACCGACCTGGGGTTCGAGTGACATGTCCACGAATTGGCGCAACCTGACCGATCCGGCGCTGCGTGGGCTCAACCTGCAGACATCCGACCCAAACAATCAAGGCGTCCTGTTTCTGTGGGGGCCGCGCATCGAGTTCCGGGTTTGGCCGATGAACATCCACGAGTATGACCACGAGTCGGACACCGACTGGGCACAGAAAGAAATCGCTGGAGCCGCGATCTACCGCGAGTGGGTGGGCGAGAACGACGAGGTGCTCTACCTGCGCGGCCGCTTGTTTCCGTACCGCATTGGCGGTGTGCCGCAGATCGAAGTGTTCGAGGGCAACCGGCGCGCTGGTCTGGCGCAACTGCTCATGCGCGGCGCAAATCCAACGACAAAGCTCGGCTGGTTCGTGTGCGAGAAGCTGGTGCGCGCCAACACGTTTCTGAGCGGCGAAGGACTTGGCCAGCAGATCAACTTCGAAGCGCAGATGGCGCGGGTGCCGACGCCGCAGGACCCGGACGGCTTGCTGTTTGCCCAGAACGCTGCGGTGGGGAACATCTGATGGGCGTCACCGGCTTCGAGCTCTACGTCATCGAGAGCGAGAACGTCACAGTCGACCTGATCATTTGGAACAGGTACATGGCGCGCGCTCCCGGCATGACCGAGCTGATGATGGACGCGAACCCGCATTTGGCGTTTGCGCATCGCCGCTCACCGTTCATACCGCCCGGTGTGTATGTGCGGGTGCCGATCGATCCTAGCCTCATGCTGGGCAAGCCGCGTTCGCTGCCGCAAGACAGCCTGTGGACCGACAGAGCTGGTTACCGACTGCGCGGTGAGATCGGCGGTCCTGCCGCTCCCGCCGCCATACCGGTACTGCCATGACCGACATCTACAGCACCGACCCAACGTTCCAATACGACCCGTTCAAAGAAGACACTCTCATCGGGCAGCTCGACCCGTTCATCGGGACGATCCAGCAGACCAGCCGGCTGCGCGCGTTCATCACCGTCACCGTGGACGGCGTGGACATCACCTCGAAGATCGAGCCGCACCTGATCAGCTGTCGGATTCTGGACAAGGACGTGGCGTCGGAGTGTGAGCTGGAGATCGACGACCGCGACGGCCGGCTTCCGATCCCGCCGCTGCTGGCGCGGGTGCAGGTGGAGCTGGGGTGGCGCAGCGAGCAGATGTACAAGACCTTCTCGGGCATGATCATGGACTTCGAGCACGGGTTCGGCCGCAAGCAGGGCGGCCGTCGCATGTGGGTCCACGCCAACGGCGCGAACGTGCTCAGCAGCAAGCTCAAGGAGCCGGTGCAAGACGGGCTCGGTGAGGGCGCACCTCCTGGCAAGAAGGAAGGTGACTTGCACGGCCTGCCGGATTGGCTGAAACAAATCACCAAGCACGCGGGCGTCAACGCTCAGATCAACGAGGCTTTCGACGCGTTCAAGCAGGACTACTGGGCGATCGCCAACGCTAGCCCGATGCACGAGGTCATGAACCTGGGCGACAAGTTCGGGTTCGTTCATCAATTCCATAGCGGCGATCAGGTCGACATCGAGAAGCGCGGTCAGCGCGGTGTGAGCTGCATCGCGCGCTGGCGCGACAACCTGATCTCGTGGCGGGTGCGGCCGTTCGCGGCGCGTGCGGCTTTCGCCGGATCGAAACAGCAGTGGTACGACACCAAGAAGGCTGGCTACAACCTGCTCACACAAGGCTTCGGGCAGAAGGAAGGCCCCGGCTCGTTAGCTGGCTCCAACACCCAAAATCCGGCGGCGGCTGCGACCGAGAGCGCGGCCCAGCAGGACAACCAGGGTGCGCAGGAGGCGTCCGACTCCTCGTACATGGGCAACGGCACGATCGTGATGAACGGCGAGCCGACCGCGCGGTGGAACAGTATGGTCCACCTGATGGGCGCGCGTCCCGGGGTCGACGGCCTGTACCTGATCACGCAAGCCGAGCACGTCTACTCGCGCACTGGCTACCTCACTTATTTGAGCGTGCTGCCGATGTACGGCGCGCCCGGAGGAGCAAATGTCGGCACCGCATTCGGCCTGCCGAAACCAGCACCGAACCAAGGTTAACTTGAGGAGATTTGAACATGGTTGCCAGCTTAGAAGATCGCGTGCTGGACTTTGGCCTCAACGTGCTCGACACGGAGTCGAGCTTCGTCAGCATCTGCAGCTCGGAGCCGACGAGCATTGGGATCGCGGCGACGTCCGGCTTGCTTGGCTTCAAAAACTGGGGCGCGGGCGCGGCATTCGGCAGTCCTAGCGCCGGCGCGCCAAACGGCCGCCAAGTGGCCAGCATCGCGGTGTCTGACGGCACGATCACAACGTCTGGCACGGCGAGCTGGTGGGCTGCTTATGCCGCTGGGACACTCCACGCACACGGGACGCTGAGCGGGGCGCAGGTTGTGACAGCTGGCAATACGTTCACCCTTGCGTCCTTCTCCATAAAAATCCCGGCATCGTAAGTCATGGCCAGCTCTCCTGGCTACCAACCGATCATCACCGAGCGGCACGTCCCGACCGGACTGACCGACCGGCAGCAGCAGGACGTGATCGACCGCGCCGTGAAAGAGGAGCGCGAGCGCATCCTCGACATCTTGCGTAAGGAACTGCTCGCGATGGACAGCCGAGGTGGCTGGGGCACCGGCTGGAGTTGGGACAAATGGCGGGCAAAGATGCTCAAGGCCATCAACGACATTGGTGGGTAATCGTTCTGGCGCTGCTGGTCACTCCGGCGCATGCACAGAACAAGGAAGATGTACCACCAGACCTGACGCTGCAGGACCCGGCGAAGACTCCCGGCAAGACACGGCCGCTAAGCAAAAAGACGATCTGCTCGACCAAGTGGGGCGTCGACAAGCGCTTTGTCACAGCAAAGATGAAGCTGTCTGTTTACCACGATTACGGTCTGAGCGGCCCCAAGGACGAAGCGTGCGAGCAGGACAAGCATGGACGGCGCTGCGAGATCGATCACCTGATCCCGCGCTCTCTCGGCGGCGCTGACGATGTAAAGAACCTCTGGCCGCAGCCATACGGCACAGCGCCATGGAATGCCTCCCGCAAAGACCGGCTCGAGGTTCGGGTAAGCAAGGAATACTGCAAGGGCCATCTGTCGCTGGCGAAGGCGCGACGGATGATGAAGGACTACCGCAAAGCATACATGCATTACTTTGGCCGCCGCCGTAGTAGACAGGACTCGGTGATCGCGCCCTTGCGCCTTCCTCCGGGTGCGACCGCCAGGGAGCTGGTCCTCCCACACCTCTGGTCCAGCTCCCACCATTTCCCAACCAAAGGAGACTCACATGGCCGAAGGTGTTCCAGGCGATGCCACCCCGGAAGAAATCGACGAGAAGCTGTTGTGGGAGTTCAGGCAGCTCGGCGCGAACGGCGGCACAGTCTCGGCTGAGACAGCACAGGTGCTGATTAAGCTGATCGACGACGCCGGCAAGGGCCAGCCGCCTGATCCGGAAAAGGAAAAGGAGCGGGCCGAGGCCAAGGAAAAGGAGCGGGCCGAACGGCAGCGCGAAGGCGAGGAAGCCAACGCCGAAGCCGTGAAGCGGCAGAAGGAGAAGGACGACAACTAATGGCAGTCCACCACTTCACCGCCCCCGACCTGATCGTCACGCGCGGATGGCAACCGATCGGCACGTTCCCACGTGACGGTAGCGTGGTCGAGGTGAAAGATGCCGAGAACCACGTCGTGCAGGCGTTCTGGAAGGACGACGTTATAGCGGTCGGCGGCAAGATCGGCGACCTTACTCATTGGAGGAATCTAGAATAGGAGGACAGGCTTTGCACGGAACATCCAGGGCACCGATGCAGACGAAAACGGTCGAGACTCGTCATGGTCGCTTTACGATCTTCGACGAGGATGAGCTGGTCGGGCTTTCGCTCGCGACATACGGAGAGTACAGCGAGGGTGAGGTCGACGTCTTCCGCAAGGTCCTCCGGCCAGGAGATATGGCAATCGATGTAGGCGCCAACATTGGCGCCTTCACGATCCCGATGGCAGACTTGGTTACACCCTCCGGCCTTGTTTATGCGTTCGAGGCCAGCACGGCAAACGTGGTGCTGCTGACGGAGAACGTCCGGCAAAACCAGTGCGCCGATCTCGTAACGATCATGCCGTGCGCTGCCAGCGACAAGGACGGCACGCTCAAGGTCGACAAGCAATCCGCACTTCACGCCTATAGCCGCAAGGACATCAACGAGGGCGAGTTCGAGGTCACGTGCACGACGATCGACAGCCTGCAGCTCCCGCGCTGCAAGCTGATCAAGATTGACGTGGACGGGCACGAGCTCGAGGTGCTCAACGGCGCAGTAGAAACGATCGAGCGCTGCCGGCCGATCATCTACATCGAGAACGAAATCAACGAGAAGCGCGAGGCGATGGTCGCGTGGCTGATCGACCACGGTTACCGACTGTTTTGGCACCGGCCCTACCTGTTTAACATCGACAACTTTCG